TCAATCAATCTCCCACAACAACTTCTGTCCCTGGTTGGATGTTTCCACTCGCGGTCGGCTTGGCGTGTTCCAACTGCCACCACCGCGAGTTCCAACCAGATGCCATCCGCTGGCGCGTAGACTGCCACCGGTTTCGCTGGCAAGAATGTAGGTGATGAGGCGGCGGTAGCCCAGCGCGTTGCTAGCACGCCAGGCCGCCCCATACAACTTCGAGCAGCCATTCCTCACTCCATTGGTGCAGCAGCGGGTTACCTCCAGCGTGAGGCCATCATCGAGGTGCCGTGCCACAGGGCGCCCGACGATGACCACCCCAAGGATGCATCCGTCCGAAGCCACCCCCAAGCTGAACTTGTGCCCCTGGACTGGGCCATGATGCCGATGGTGCTTTACCACGAACGTATTCGCCTCTGCCAAAGACAGCGGGACAATCTCAAGCCTACTCATCGGCATCACCCATGGGCTCCACTTCCTACATCAGCTCGGCGGGGCAAGCCCTGCCGTCTGAGCGTGCTCCAGCGCTCGTGCGTCGGACAACTCGGTCGTGAATAGGACCGCCTCGTCGACCACACCACGGAAGCCGGCGTTGGTGTTGATCGGACTGCTTTGGTCGCTCACGTTCGTCCGGCCGATATAGTAGTAGCCGGCGTACAGCAACCCTGGCACATACGGGATCGTTTGCTGCAGCACGCCATTGATGAGCAGCCTGGTCGAGGTGGCACCGACGATCACATGAGCGATGCGCGGCTGGCCATCGTTCACCGCGGCCAGGCTGGCCAGGCGTCGGCTGGCTGAGCCATCCCAGAAGGTGAAGTAGAGTTTCCCGTCACTACCCAGGACGAAGCCCCGATCACGCGCGCCGGTGACCGTGTCCGGGCTGGCATTCGCGCTCCACGACGTAAGCACACCCGCTGCCGCGCCGGCGTTCGCCTGGAAGCAAATCATCAGCGTGCAACCGGTGGTCGGGAACGAGTACGTAGAAACAGTGCGGATGTAGCCAGTATCGGCCAGCAGCTTGATGGCCTTGTTGCCATCGCCCACCAAGCCGGCCTGGGCGAGCGAGTAGGACGTACCGCTGGTGCCGCTGATAGTGGCGACGCGACCATTCCCTGAGCGATCCGCAATGGTTGTCCCTAACACTTCGTCCAGCCGATACCAGAGATAGGGGGCATCAGAGGTGATCGTATTGAAGAATCTCAGGGCCTCTGAGTCGACCGTCGGCGGCCCTGCCTTATAGGGATGCTCGGCTGGGAGCTGGTCGACCAGCCCGAAACGCCAGGCCGCCCATCCAAACAGACGGTCAATGTCTGCCGCTTCGGGGAAGGCCCCGGCGCCGGAGATGACGACAGCGACATCGTCATTCGCCAATGCCTGCGCAGAGAATCCAGAGCCCGCGAACACTGCCCCGACGCTCAAGGGGCCGCCGGCTTCGGTATTTGAGGTCGCTCCGGCCGCTGGCCAGACACCTGTGGCAGTGCCGTCCAGGGCACCGTCAATCCACAGGGAGGCCGACTGAGTTGACCAGTCTGCCTGGTCCAGGCGCATGTACCAGGTGCCGGCACGCGCCGTTGCCGAGGTGTAACCTCCAAAGGCGTCTCCGTCGACGCGCCGGCCGCCGACACCCGGCAGCGCCGTCCCCGCCAACGCGTCATAGGCGGCGAACCGGACACCAGGAGAACTACCACCGCGAGTGGCGCCGAAAACGACAGTCGGCGCCGTCGCCTCGGCTCTCTTACACAGAACTGCGAACGACCAGCCTTTGGTGACGTTCCTGAAGAGGTCCTTGCCCGCGGTGCTGACAAGGCAGTCGTTCACTCCATCGAAGCGCAAGGCGCGCAGCCCATTAATTGCGCTCTCGATCAGGGTAGGCCGCAACGAGGCGGTGGCCTGGCTGAAGTGCCACCCCAGGGCTCCCCGGTTGTTCCACTGACTGACCTGCCCACCGCTAGCTGTAATCGGGCTCTGGTCGTCCAACCACACCGAAACCAGCGCGCCGAGGATCGCCGGCGTCCACAGCGTTTCGCCCAGGCTGAACTCTGCGTTGAGCGGATAGCGAGATTCGAGTCCACCCCGAACCGCCCGCACTTCAACGCGACCGGTTCCGGCGTTGATCGAGGGCGTCCACGCGTACTCGGCGCTGGTCAGCCCGTCGGCAGAACTATCGAGTGCCCCATCGATGTAGCAGCGCACGCTCCAGGTCGTTCCTGGCTCCGGTCCAATGCCCGCCATTGTGCAGTCGATGAGCTTGTCGGCTTGCATCAGGCGATCACGCGGCACCCAGGCGACCTCGACATCCCCATAGACCTCTCCCGGATAGATCTCGCCGTTGATGGTCAACTGCGCCGGCGGATACGGCCGATACTGACGCTGATCCATCGTTACAGTCAGCGCAGTGCCGCTGGCCAGGCTCTGCTCGGCTGTGCTGGTACGGGTGAGCAGCTTGGCGGAGACGGTTTCACCGTCGACATACTCCCGGCCGTCAGTGGCGCCCCAGTCACCGCAGAAGTAGATGCGGCTGCCGGCAGCATGCGCTTCGGGGACCGTATCGGCGCAACCCCGGCCTACGGCCATGGTGAGGGCCTCGGCATCCAATGCGTCGACGCGCACGATCTCCTCACCCCACAGCGCCCAGGAACCGACCGGCACGTTGCCCAGGTCTGTAGCTGCTCGAAGGGTGAAGGAGGTATCCAGATGGCCAGCCTCCTCTATAACCACCGCCGAGGGACACCAATCACCGAACCCGGCTTCCTCCAGGTCCTCGCCAAGCGCACCGGAGTAGAGGTGATAGTTGACGCCGTTGGTCGCTCGCGTGGCCATTGCCAAAATCAGCCCGGCATCGGTAGGCAACGCATCAAGGTCGGCCCGGCTCATCGCGGCCGCCAGCTCAACATAGGGCGCCTCGATCAGCGCCTGGTGCGGCGAGCGCACTGGGCTGGTATCCGGCGGCTGGGCCAATCCGGGCTGCGGCTGCACATAGACGGTATCCGGCATGCCGAAGACGTCCTGGACAGCGTTGATCTTCACTTTCCCGCTGGTCAGAGTGCCACCGTCGTAGTCGCTCACGATGCACACCATGTCGGCGATGCCTTCCGACGGCATCTGCAGGCGGAAGGCCTGGCCAGGCCGCAACGGCCCGGCGCGACGGTTGGTCGTCAGCGCGAACTTGCTGGTCGGGGTGGCTGCCGCCTGTAGGTCACGCGCTCCCACGCGCAGTGCCAACTCCTCGGTAGGAATCTCCGGGTAGCTGCGAACCTCTCCCCTCACGCCACCGGCTGCGCGGATGGCACCAGGGCTTTGAATCGGCGCGGTAGTGCGCTTGGTCTTGGTCTGCGGATCGAACCACTCGACGATGATCTGGTTCACCACCTCGCCGATATCGGTCGGCACTTGGCTGAACTCCAGGACGTCGTCCTCGGTGATCACCGGTAGGTCGGCAAGCACATAGTCGCCGCGGATCAGATCGAGGTAGTACTGACCATCGACCAGCGACTGGGATAGGCAGCCGCCGATGATGTCGCAGACTCGCTGCTGGAACTCGTCGATATCACCGTCTTCGTAGGTCATGCAGAGGCCGAAGCCTTCGGCATACAGTTTGTCCGCGGCGGCACGGAAAGAGGCTTCGTTGATCAGGCCGACGGGCTCGCCCTGCATCTCGACGGAGGTCAGCGTGTCGTAGAGGATGTGCGCGCCATTCATGCCGAGTAGGCGATTGCCTTCCTGGCGGCAGGTCAGCCCCGCAAAGATGTGGGTAGGCGAGCCCGCGGGGATAGAGTCCAGGACCTTAAGCACCACGACGTTTTCGGTCATCACCGAAGAGCCGGGAACTACTGCAGTACCGAAGAAGTAGTTCTCCGTCGGGCTGATAGCGATTGCCTCACCGTTCCACCAGAGCCAGGCTCCATCGTCGTGGTAGATGTCGATCTGCACATCGCTGCCAGGGTCCATGGTGAAGGTTCTGCGAATCCAAATGCCCTTGCCCGCCACGCCCGATGAGATATAGGTGCCTACGTCGATACCCGCGGCTGGGCCACCGTCGCCAAAACCACCCTGGCCGGTGAGCCAGCCACTGTCGTCGTAATCGGCGGCCGAGTAGTCAGCGCTGCTGCCTGGCGCCTCGACGCGGTATTTCCAGCCGTCCTGGTTGTAGTCGAAGCTGGTGCTGACCATCAGGATTTCGGCGGTTTCGGGGTACCAAGGGGTATCGTCGTCCCAGCCCTTGAGGATGCGCCGCAGCTTGAAGCTGGCTGGCTTCGGATAGGGGTTCATTGCGCCATAGCGCCCACCACGCCACACGCCACTGGCCTTGCCACGGTAGGCCGATTGTTCCGGCCCCAACTGCGCCGCCAGGTAGTCGTTGGGCTGCTGGGTGGCTTCGCCCATCATCACGTCGAAGTCGCCCCGAAGGCCGCCTTCTGCCTTCTCTCCGCCGAACAGATTGGGGGCATCGACGAAGATGCGGCCGCTGCTGGTCAGTTCGCCCTTCCAAGCTGCCCGGTCGCCCGCCCGGAACTCCAGGAAGGCGTCGATAGGTCCTTGGCTCCAGCCGAAGTGGTACAGCATGCGGAACCAATAGCCGATCGTCTGCTTTTTATTATTGGCACCCATCTCGGCCCTCACACGTCCGCGCCCACTCGACCAGGGCGATCGCCAGGGCATCGCCTGTTGCAATGAACTGCTCGCCCGGCAAGCCACCGTGGCGGAAGGCATACCAATCCAGGTCGTGTCGCGCGAAGAACTCCCGAGCCTGACGTGCACAGAAGCCCGGCTTCTGGCCGTAGCCAGGAATACTCCGAAGGTGTTCGAGGGTGACGATGGTCATTTCTTACCGCCCTTGGTTCGAATGGGGTCTTGGCCGATTTCCTTCCAGCCCAGGACGATGGAGTCATCTACCCACACCGTGCCGTAGATGCGCCGCTGACGCTTGCCGTCCTCCACGACCGGCGCGGTGGCTTCCTGGGGCTTGGGCTTCTGAGGCTTCTGCCGAGTTGCATAGCTGATCAGGGCCGAGACGACGAGGATTGCGATCTGCACCCACATGTCAGGTCACCGGGTTGCCACTGAAGGGGTTCTGGGTCCTGATCCAGAGGTCGCCGCCGTAGTTGGGCTCGTTCTCGTAGTACACGCAGTCGGCCCAGGTGTGCGCACAGCCCGGGTACGCTGTGACGACCAGGTCCTTGGCCAAGTCCGCGGCGCCGTAGTCGATCTGGATGACGCTGCCGGAGTGGGAGCGGATGGAGCGGTATTCCATCAGCCCGTCAGCGCGGAGCCATTCGATGAAGCCCCCAGCAAGACGGCCCGAGGGGAAGGCGCCGAAGGCCAGCGCGGTCAGCGACAAACCGCTCACGGCGGTCAACGTCGCCTGCTTGGTCAGCGGTGCCGTGTAGGCGGTGACGGCCGCGCCTGCAGACAGCCCAGGATCGGTGGCTACCGTGATCGTCTCCCCGTCATGGGTCATGATGGCGACCTGATGCTGATCTTCGCCCTCGGTCCACTGCAGGACACCACCGGCCAGCGTCCGAGGTGCGGCTGCGAAACCGGTGGCGACCAGGCTCGTGCCCGAGGCTTCCGAGAGAGTGGCCGGCACAGGGACGGCAGCCGGGTTCACGTTGCACTTGCCCAGGCCCTGGCTATACAGCTCAAGGCCGCATGGCCGCTGCCACAGGCGCTGAACACCTTGCCGGCGCGCACGCGTCCGGCTCGGCTCGCAGGTCAGCGTCAGTACCGCGCCATCGAAGCTCGGCGAGGTGACGCGGCCCACCCACTCGGCCATGGCGGTATCTTCGCCGGCATGGCGCACGAAGATCGTCAGGGCGATCGCCTGGTTGGACGGGTACGGTCGCCAGTTCGCCGCCACTGGCAGGCTGCTGGGCAGCGTCACCTTGATGGAGTTTTTCGCCCGTTCCGTCCCCTGGCGGATGGAGGTGCTGCGCATGATCGCCGCCGGCGTATAGGTGTCGCCATTCAGCGTCTCGAAGTAATCGCTGCTGGTGTAGAACCACTGCAGCGTTCCGCGAGTGAAGCGGAAGAAGGCAACCGGTTGGCCATTGTCCCAGCTCGCCTCGCGCGCCTCAGACGTCATTGCGTACCCCTTGGAACTTGGTAGAAACGGAGGTGATGCCGTCGGCGTCGGTCACGTGGACCAGCTCGACGGCATCGGTTGCCTGCTCGGAGAGCACCAGGAAGCTGATGGTGCGCACTTGGCTGGGGGTGACGGCGATACCCAGAGCGGCGTCGAGCTGGAGTACTTCATTGGCGCCGGCCTGCACAGCGCCGGTGATGCGGCGATAGAAGACAACACCACTCCACAGCTCGATGCGGATGTCGCGCCAGTTCGACTGGGCGCGGCCGTAGAGGGTGTAGCCACACCATTGGACCGTCATCGAGGTCGCGGTGGCGCCGATCGATGCGATGAGCACCAGGTCGGTGTTCCAGGTCGGCAGCCAGATCGTCTGCATCCGGCCGCGCAGCGCGTACAGCAGCGATCGCAGCGCGGTGTTGTGTTCGCGGCCGGAGGCGATCCAGGTGACCTGCGCCTCCCGAAAGGCCCGGCCGGGCCAATCGATACGAGTGATCGGCCCGGTGCCGACATCGACGGACTCGACCGAGCGAGCGAAGGCCATGCCGAGGTCTTCGCCCCAGTCCGGGCGCTCCTCCAGGACGGGATATCCGCGGTAGGTGGTCACTGGCAGCACCGCTGGCCAGGCGCAAGGCTCGTCGAGGATGAACTGCACCGACCTGGTGCCCTTGTCATCGGTCCAGCGCGTCTCCTGCGGCTGCTCCACCAGGTAGCCACGGCGTAGCGGGTAGAGCCTGGTCCCGGCGGGCCAGGCTGAACTGGTGGTGTCACCGAGCACTAGCTCGTTGTCCTCGATCGCGACGATGCCGACGACTTCCCACTGGTTGACGCCATTCCAGAGGACGGCCTGGCCGCCCAGGACGAAGTCGAATCCAGCCGTGCGACATGGCACGGATGGCGAATCAATCGGCAGCGCGGCGCTGAGCAACTGGACGTCATGCCAGATCGGCAGCAGCCAGGACTGGCTGCCGCGATCGTTCAGCAAGGTGTCGGCGACTCGTGCCAATTGCTCGTCGGCGATGATGTCGAAGGTGAACGAGCGCCGCGGCACCTGGCGCAGCTGCCGCTTCTGCGTCTTGCGGTTGCGCGCTGGAAGCACATCGCTGAGCCATTCCAAGGTTTCGCGAACGCCATCGGCCCAATCGGCTGGGACCGGCCAGAGCACGGGCTGACCTGCCTGGTAGCTCATCCTTCGTTCACCACGCTACGCAGCAGGCTGGGGTTGGTAGTGATCCAGTTCTGGATCGTTTTTTCGAACATCGGATTGCCAGTAACCGACCTGGCCAGGCTGTCGCTGTCCAGGATGTTCTGGAAGCGGAAGTTGTTCGCCACCTTTGCTGAGAAGTTTTTGGCCGGTTCAGCGATCCCGCCGGCGGGCATCGTCGGTACGGGCCTGGCCGGCGCCGGCACGCCAGCGAGGCCGCCGGTGACGTGATGGACGCCACGGGCCGCCCAGTCATACAGCGCCGTCATGCCACGGGCGTTGATGTCATGGAGCAGCGGCAGCATTCCCGGCTGACGTACCACCGCCGCCCTGGTAACGAATTCGTTGTTCGAGAGCCACGCCTGGATCGAATCGCTGGTCTCAGTGCCCGGTCCACGGATGTGGCCGCCATCCGCTGCAGCAACAGCCGCCATACCGGCGCCCCCGAGGATCGAGGAGAACAACGATCCTCCGCCGCCGGCGCCACCACTGAAGAGGCTACCCAGGCTGCTGAACAGGCTGCTGAAGAGATCGGCACCACCGGAGAAAACACCTGACAGCGTGCTACCGAACAGGCCGCTCCCTTGGCTGGAGGCCGAGGTGATCGCATCGCCCATCGCCGCCGCGCCGGTCGTTGAGGCGGAGCTGATGGCGTCGGCAGAGGCCGTGGCCGCATCGGTTCCTGGCCAGCTCACCACATCGGTGGGCGCACCGACGCTGGAGACAATCGATTCCGTCGTCAGGCCACCACCAGTGCCACCAGAACCACCGGCAGCGGACGCCGCAGCCAGTGCCGCTGCTGCAGTGGAGATTGCCGCGGCACCGGTCACCAGCGATGCGCCGGCGGCGGACATCTCCGCTGCAGAGATCGAGACCGCGGCGGCTCCAACCGTCAGCGACGTGCCGCTGGATTCGTCCTGGAACAAGCTGGTCAGCTTGTCGGTGGCCATCTGGGCGAGCGTCTGCGATGCCAGGTTGGCCATGCTGCGAGCAATCTCCTGCAGGAAGCTGGTCGCCGCTTCCTTCAGGTTTTGCGTTCTTGTGGCCAGGCCCTCCAGGGCGCTCTGCAGGCCATTCTCGATGCCGTTCTTGAGCGACTGCTCCCACTGATTGCTGGTGGTGCGCAGCTCCTGCAGGCGCGCCTGCAGGTCCTTCACCCGCTCGATCGCATCCGGGTTGCCGGTAGCCTCTGCCAGCGCCTGCATCTGCGGCAGCAGCTTCTCCACTTGGTCGGCAGTAGCCTTGTGGAGATCGAGCAGTTGCTGGCGAGCCCCCAGCTCGCTGATGAGTCCAGCCTGCTGCTGGGCCTGGATCGATTGCTCCTGCCTAGCCTGTTCGGAGAACACCCGCTCGATTTCGTTGCTGACCTGGTCGAGCTGAGCCTTGGCCTGGCTGACGCTGATCAGGCGTTGCACCAGGTCGGCGCCGGCGGTGTCACTGCGGGCCTGCAGGCGCTTCAGCAGCTCACCATACTGCTGCTCGATCTTCAGGCTGGCCGCGGCCGCCTGCTGCCCCTGTGCCTCCAGAAGCTGGACCTGGACGTTGGCCAGTTGCTTGGCGTCGGCGTCAGCCTGGCGCCGCCGCTCATCCGCCGCCAGGACGGCCAAGGCCGCCTCGGCGCGGGCTCGCAGAGTACCGGTCAGGCCCTTCTCGGCCAGTTCGTAGGCCCGGGTTTCAGAAGTCGTTTTCCCCTGGGTGGCTGCCTGGCGCTCCAGTCCCTGGACGAAGTTCTCCTGCTGGTCGGCGGCCTGCTTCGCCTGGCGTGCTGCAGCTTCCGCCTCCTGTCGCGACTTGCGCTGTGCAGCTTCGTGGTCGCGCTCGGCCTTGGTGGCAGCGTCAACGGCAGCCTTCTTGTCGTCGGCGGCCTTGGCTGCGGCGAGCATGGCCTGGCCCTGGCTGCTGGTCTCCGCGATGCCCTGTTGCTGCATCAGCCGGTGCGCCTTCTCGGTCTCGGTCAGCTTCGACAGGCTCTCGACCTGGGCCTCGGCGGACTTGATGAAGGCGTCGGCCGCGGCCTGGCGCTTGGCCTCTGCGGCCGAGTCGACGGTATTCTTCGATGCATCCTGCGCGGCTTTCTGCTTCTTCTGCAGCGCGTCCAGTTCGGCGCCGAGGCGGTCGATCTCCTTCTGAGTGTTGGCCGTAGGCTCGAAGCCGGTACCGATGGTGCTCTTCAGGTAGGCGATCTTGTTGGTCAGCTCGGTGATGCGCTGGGCGTCATCGGTTGGGCGGAACAGATTGACCATGCCATCCCAGCTTTCGACTGCGGCCGTTTTGATCTCGCGCCAGGCCCGCTCAATCGAGCTGAGGTTCTGGGTGATCTGCGGGGTGCGCTCGGCGATCATTGCCGCATAGACGCGCATCGCCTCTGTGGCCGCGGCCTGCTCGCCCTGCTGCAACTGCAGGGTGCGGATCTGCTCCAGTTGGGCTGCGGTCAGGAAATGCTGGGTCTCATTGAGCTTGAGGATGGCCGTGACCGGGTCCTTCGCCAAGTCGGCGAACTCGGCAACGGTTTCGGAGACGGCTTTCCCGGTGGCCACGCGCATCTGCTCGGCAGCCACGGCCACCAGCTTGATCTGGTCACCTGCGAACTTGCCGCTGGACGCCACCTCGGTGAGCGCCGCTGCAGCGCTACCTTGCGAAACATCGCGCAGGCCATCCATTTCGCGCGCCATGGCGGCGAGCTGGCCAGCGGTCACGCCGGCGTAGTTGCCGGTCAGGATGAGAGCCTTGTTGTATTCGTTGGCTTCGGCACTGCCTTGCTGCCAGGCCAACACCAGGGCGCCGGCCCCGGCAACAACGCCAGCGATCGCCACCGTCAGCGGGTTGAGCAGCGAGACCAGCGCCCGGGCGGCATTGCCTGCGCCCCCGAAGGAATCCTTGATCTGGCCACCTTGCTGGATCGCCACCATCCAGAGCGGCATGCCGCTGGCCAGGCTGGTGGTGATGTCGGTGAGCTGCATAGGCAGCTGTCGCATGGCCTGCTGGTATTGGCCGGCGGAGATCCCGGCTGAGCGCATCCCATTGCTGGAATCGTCCAGGCGCTCACGCTGCTCGCGCAGCTTGGCGTTGAAGAGGTCGAAGCTCTCCTGATCGAGCAGCTTGCCCTGGAAGCCACGCAGGCGCTGCTCCAGGTCGTCCAGCCGCTCCAGCTCGCGGATGGTGGGATCGATCTGCCCGAGCAGCTTGCCGAGTTCGGCTTCCTGCTCGCGCAGGGCTTCGGTAGCCGCGGCTGCATCTTCGGCGGCCTGTCGCTCGGCCTCCGCCTGTTGGAGCAGCGCGCGCTCGGTATTGTGGTAGAGGTTGGCGGCAGCCGTCTGCGCCCGGGCGTTCTCCTGCCAGTTGGCATTGACGTTCGCCAGCGACGCACTGAGCTGCTCGTTGCTGGTGGCAGCAGCCTCTACAGCGGCTTGCTGTTCCAGGCTGGCAGCGACCATCGCGCGAATACGCTCTGCCTGCTGATCTGCGGTTTCTCCGACGGTGGCGAGCTGGCGGCTGGTTGCAGCCGCTTGGTCCATCACTACCTGGAGGATCTGGTCGAGCTGTGACGCTGCAGCCTGGGCGCCCGAGGTCGTCGCCTGCAGGGAGGATTCGATGGTGGAGATCGCGGCGGCCGCTGCAGTGCCGCTGCTGGCCAGCTCATCCACGGCTGTGGCAGCACCACCGATCTCGGTCGCACCTTGCTGTCCGGCCTGCGCAACGCCCTGCAGAGCGGCCTGGGCGGTCGACAGAGAGGCAGTTGCTTCGGCGCTGTCGGAGGCCAGGTTGTCGATGGCGAGTGCTGCCGCGGTGACCTGGCCAGCGCCTTGCTGTCCGCTCTGACCAACTCCCTGCAGGGCGCTTTCCACTGCAGCAAGGCCTGCGGCTGCTTGAGCCCCATCGGCAGCGAGACCATCGACAGCTGCAGCGGCAGCATCGATCTGCGCTGCGCTCTGCTGGCCGCCCTGCGCAACGCCCTGCAGGGCATTGTCGATCGCCACCAGCGCGGTAGCCGCCGCGGCGCTGTCGGCCTGCAGCGCATCTACGGCACGGCCGGTCTCGGTCAGGTGGGTATTGGTCTGCTGCGCGGCTTCGCCGACGTCGACCACAGATTGCCCGAAGCCGTCGAGGGACTTCTGCCCATCGGCGAGGTCAGCGCGGACGCGCAGCGCGAGATCGAGTTCTTTGCCGGCCATGTCGTGTCACATCGAAAGAGATGTGCCACATGGTCACGCGCGCGCGTGAGCTGGTCTTTTCCGGTGGTTCAAAAAAGAAGCTCCAGGACGTCAATCCTGGAGCTGTCTGAGTAGACCTTCTGCCGCCTTTCCACCGGCGAAGGCAGCATTGGCATCGAGGAGGTTCTCCGCCCGCTCTATCCGTCTGCGCCGAAGCTCGGCATCGTACAGCAGCAGGACCTGCCGCTCGGTCATTCGACCGATGGCGGCTGCGGCTCCGTATCCTCCGGCGATGAGGGCTGCATAGACATCCGCCCAGCGCGGGCTTTTCTTTCCGCATCGGCGGCCGCCTCGGCCCTGATCCGGTCCACTACTGCACCGACAAAGAAAGGGCCGTTTACGGTCCACCAGGCGTACAGCAGCATGTGCCCCTGACGAGAATCCAACTGGTGAACCCATTCCAGATCGACATCGGCTGCCACCGCCATCAGTTCGGCAACCTGCTCGTAATGCTTGCCGAACACGACCATGATCTCTTCGAGCGCCGGCAACTCCTTGCCGCCTTTGACCAAGGCATGGAGATCATCCAGGAAGGGCTGCATCAACGGCCGCAGGCGCAGTCCCTCGACGAACCCATACTCCCGAACGGTGACGTCCTGACCTGCAATCTGCAGCGTGCGCTCCGGGTGGAGCACTTCCAGATCGTTCTCCCCAGCCTTGCTGGCCGGGGAGGACTTGGCGGGAGGGGCGACCTTCTTGCCCATCAGGCGGCCGCCTTCTGCACGATGCGGCCGAAGCCACCCAGCTCATCGTCGGCGGCGTTCAGCTCGTCATAGAGCACGCTGCCGGACAACTGGAAGCTGCCGTAGTCGTCGTTGATGAAGGCCAGGTCGCTCACCGGGTCGAACTTGCAGCGATACAGCGTGACGATCACCGGCTCGTTGGTCTCGGTATTGATGCCGTCCAGGAGGATATAGCGCTCCGGTGGCGCCGAGGTGAACATGGTGAAAGCCTCGGCAGCTTCGGTCGCATACGCTGCCTTGAACGGCTGGGTCTTGCCGGTGACGTTGAGCAACTGGATCAGGCCGGAGGTCTCCGACTCGATACGGTAGTCGGTACCAGCGACCAAAGTTGCCGGAGTGGGATTGCTGTCGGTCAGCACAAGCGACGAGACGAACTGACCATCGAGCTTCACGAAGTCATTGGCGGCCAGGTCGGCCTCCAGCAACTCGCCCGTGACGGTATCCGCCGACAACGCGACCTGGGACGCCCAAATAGCCAGGGCGATGTTCTTCGGGAGCCATTCATCGAAGGTGATGTCCAGCTGAGCGGTGGTGCCTTTCTGCAGGCGGCCGTACTGCAGGCGCTTGCCGGAGAAGGACTCGACCTTGTTGGTGGAGTCGGTGGAGAGCTTCAGGCTCAGCGCCGGTACGTTGCCGGCCCATACCGGGCGGCTGAGCTTGCCGCTGGCCAGACGCTCGCCGGACCAGACGCCACCCTGGAAGGAAAACAGCTTCGACATGAGTTACTCCTTGGCGGCCTGGGCCGCTTCCTGGGGTTCACCGGCATCAACGATCTTCTTGTGCTTCAGCAGGAAGGCCTTCTCGATCGCATTGACCTCGATCTCGTCGCCTGCCTTGCACTTCTCGCCAGCGTGCTTGTGGGGGGCGATGAGCTTCACCTTCTCCAGCTTCTGCTCATCGATGGCCGAACTGGCCTGCGTTTTCTTGGCGGGGGTGTTCATGAAGTTCTCCCGATCGAGTGTTGCGTTTGATAAAGGTCAGTCCAGACCAGGGTGTTGGTGTCGTAGTCGATGACCTTGCCTTGCACCAGCTGGCAGTCACGTGCTCCAGAAAGGCCGGGCGGCACCCAGCCGATCAGGGCATCGCGCACTTTGCCCAGCACGGAACGGAGGTCATCCGCCGCGCCCTGGCCCTTGTTGTCGCGGTAGTTGCGCACGGCGACTACGACGCCGAAGTTCACCGGTACCATCTGCCGGGTAGCGGCGCCTGGCGCGCCCGACTGCCGCGAAATGGGAGTTTCGACGGCCAGAATCACGTAGGCGCTGGGCGTCCTGAATTCCCGCACAGCAGTGATGGCGGCGAGATCAGCGGCACCACCAACGCTCTGCAGCTCCGGGACCTGGTCCTTCAGCCTGGCGATGACCAGGTTGTGGTCGAACGGCGCGCTGGACATGTCAGAAGTCCTTCAAGGTGTCGAGGCTGAAGGTACGACCAGGGGTTGCGATCTGCGGCGCGCCGCCCGCTGGCGTGGCCACCGGATCGTCCTGGCCGAGGCTGAACTTGCCGTCGGCAGTGAGCTGCAGAAATTTCACCGCATCGCGGTAGTCGCGGACGATCGGGTCCTTGTCCTCGCCCGGGCCGAGCCGGTCCTTGTGCAGTAGGTAGCGGGCGATTGCCCTGGCCCAGCCGGTGACGATGCCGTAGCGCTGCTGCAGGGGCAGGTAACCGCGCTGCTGCAGGAAGCCATCGATGTAGGCCTGGGCGTCATTGACCGCGCTGACGATCACGTCCAGGGCCTGCGCGCCGATCTCAATCTCCTCGGACGTCCAGTCGCTGAGTGGGTTGCCACGCAGCATGGCGTCCAGGAGATCGGCGTCGACCGCGTGGAAGCGCCGAGGAGTAGCCACCTGCGACAGCTCCTCGGGGCCCGGGCGATCGGCCAGCTCCGGCAAGGTGATGTACAGCGTCACCTCAGCAACCCTCCGGCTGAGCGACGGCACGCACCAGGGCCATGATGCCGGTCTGGATATCGGTCTTGCCGATCGAGGCCCAGCGCTGCGGTTCGGCGGCCAGGAAACGCCGGTACTCGATGCACTCAGCGGTTGCACCGGTGTGCGGGGTGAAGGGCCGACCGTTGAACTCCTTGCCGTCGACCGACCGAACGGCGGCGGAACACTTCACCTCCAGATCGGTGCTCAGCCTGCCGACCAGTTCGGCCTGCAGGGCGAGCAGCTCGGCGCCCTTGGCCTTGATGCGATTCATCAGATCGACTTCTTCCTGCGACAGCTCGCGGTAGCCGGCGATCTTGCGGTGCTGGTTGTCCATCACACCACCTCGGGCGCGATGGCGCCGACGGCCAGCAGCTGGAGGGCATGCTCATCGTCGTCGAACTGGATGACGTCGCCGAGGGCGTAGGATTCGCCGTTGTGGTCGAGCCGCTCACGGCGCACCACGTAGCGACTGCCATCGCCGCGTTCAGCGGAATGCATGATCTGCACGCCATCGGCACCAGCGAGATCCATACCGATGACCTGGGCGCCGCCCAACCCGACCGGCGACAAGCGCAAACATGCCCCCGCCAGCGCGACCAGATCCTCCACAGCCAGTTCCTCCAGGAACGCCAGAGATCCGTCGGTGAGCAGCACCTGGTAGCGATCATCCTCGCCGGCAATGCGGGTGGGCTGCGCGTCGTCGATGGTGCCGGCGGACTCTTCAACCAGGACCTTCTCGGCCTCGATCGCCGCGACGAGTTGCTCGATGGTCAGCGTGTCGGCGCCGACGATCTCCATGTCGATGGCCATCTGGCGCAGTTCGACCTCCGGCAGCTCACCGAGGGACACGACCGTGCCGTCCTGGAGCTGCACACCAGCCAGCTGGCCCTCGACGAGCTGGGGTTGCTGCGCCTGCTGTTGCTGAGCGCCGGAAGCGGCCGGTTGGGCAGCAGCCGTGGCGGCCGGCTTGCTCGGGGCTTCGTCTTTCGGTTTACGAGTGGTTTTTGCCATGAAAGAGGACTCCGAGGGCGGCCGGCATCGGCCACCCAGGTCAAGGTCAGCCGGCAACGGCGTTTTCGAAGAAGAAGCCCAGGTCCTTCGCGGTGACCAGCTCCTTCACCGATTCGCCGACACGAACGCGCTGACCACCACGCAGGCCGATGTCCGGGTCCGGGATCGAGCCGGCGATGCGGTCGCCCCACTGGGCGGTGAAACCGAAGGTGGTGCCGTTGCGGCTGTCAGCCAGGCGATCGCGATAGATGAAGGCCGCGTGCGGCCCCCAGGCACGAGCCAGGACCGGGTTCTGGCCGGGTTTGGCGGTGTTGATGCGCGCCTCGCCAACGAGGATCTGCTCCAGCTCCAGCAGGTCCTGCAGGAAGGCCAGCGGCACCATGCCGTCGTCGCCCAGGGTGCCGTTGAACGCCTTCACGATCTTCGGGTGACGACGCAGCCAGGTGGCGGTGCGGCGGCCGAGGACGCCGATGTTCGCCCGCATGACCATGCCGTCCAGGGCGTCGGTGATTACCGGGAGCGGACTGCTGTCAGGATCGCTCCACTGGTCGGTTCCCGACAGTGTGGTCTTGTTGCCGGCGGCGTAGCTATTGTTGCTGAACACCAGTCCCGAGGTGCGGACCTCGCGATCGAGGACGATCAGATTGGCGACCTGCTCGGTGGCGCGGCCCAGGGGGTTGTAGTTCGCAGGCGCGTTGTCGATGTCGGCCTTCGGGACCGGCGAATCCAGACCGTGGTCCTCGGTGCTGCCGGTGGCGTCAGTGGCATCGAACTCCACTTCGTTGGGCTTCGACTTACGCCCCACCAGGGTGTTCGGGACGGTGAAGCCGTCGGCCAGGTCGTACTTCCAGTACTTGAACTCCTGCTTGCCCACCGGCACGCGCGGCAGCACGTCGTCGGCGATCATGCGGCCGTTGCGGTAGGCGATGGCGATCGCCGTCAGCTCGGGGTCGATGGGAAACGGTGCATTGCTCATGGGGCGCTCCTGTTAGGCGCTGACCGGCAGAACGGCCGGGGCGATGAAGACGGAACCGATGTCACCGAGCACACCGGCCTCTTCGGCGTAGCCGATGACGTAGGTAGTGGCGACGACCGGAATGGTGGCGGCGACGGCACGGCCCTGGGCGTCGGCGGTCAGCGGGGCACCGCGGGAGACGTTGCCGCCGTATTCCACCGGCGCGAAGCCAGCGCGGATGACGTCGAACGACTGGCCGTCGGCGGCCGGGATGTCGGTGCTGACGCCGATCAGCAGCGCGGTACCAGCAGCGGCCTGCGCAGCCAGACCGTCGGACGCGCCATGGACGCAGATACGGCGTGCAGCGACAGCGCCGGTGGCGCGCTTGGCGACAGTGAGTCCGGGGATGTTCATTTCTTGGCTCCCTTGGTGATATGGCTGACCGCTTCGGTCGTGCTGATGTGGCGACCGGCAGCACGCTGTTCGGCCTGGTAGGTCTGCGCACGTGCTGCGATGGCGCTGGCATCAGCGAAGCCGAGGTCCGCATCGCCGCCGGACTTCTCGGAGAAGTCGACTTGCTTGGGCAGCGAGGTGAGCAGCTCGCGCAGCACGTCGTCGGCCGGCTTGCTGACCTGGGTTTCGCCTTCGGCGAACTCCAGCGGCGATTCGGTGGGCAGGTTGAGCAGCAGTTCGATCACCGGCGCCTTCTGGCGCGGCAGCAGCTTGCCAGCGACGACCAGGCCCTCGGCGAACTCGGTGACTTCGTTGCGATGCTCTTGGGCTTTCTGCCGAGCCACTTCCGCCTCGCGGGTGGCCAGTTGTTGCTCGCGCTCGTCGAGCTGGCGTTGGCGCTCCTGGAGCGCAGCTTCATCAGGCATGGTCGATTCCTGCTGTGGTTGATGGGTGGCCCGTTCGGCATCTGCCGCCGGCGGGGCCGCGTCACCCACATCCGTGGTGACGCGAGTAGGCTCTGCCGCTGCAGCGGCAGATGCCGCAGCGGGATCAACGCCTTCCGTGATATGGGGTTCGGAGAACGACCGGATGGACTGGTCGGGGGAGTCGCGGCGCAGGTCTTCCTCTATAGAAGAGAGCTGCCATTGCGGGATCAGCTGGTCGGCCTTGTCGGCGCCCTCGCGCTCGACGAACCAGTCGCGCAGCCGGCGCAGCACATCGACCATCGACGACACGGCATAGGACTCGCTGAACTCGACGGCCAGGGCGCCGTCGTCCTCGGCGAACTCCAGCGAGACATCCGGGATGCCTTTGATGGCCGGCGGTACGGCGCCGAGGAAACCGATGTGGCGCAGGTAGTACTTGCCTGGCACCGGGTTGCCCGGGGTGTTCGGCAGGTAGACCGAAGCGGAGCGCTTCTTGTACATCTTCCGGTTCGCCGCCTCGGCGAACTCCGGCACCACCTGGTGCGGCTCGGCATAGAGCATGCCGTCGCGCACCTCCACGCCCTTGGCCCAGCCGTAGGCCGGTGCGTTGAGCTTCGGGTGGCCGATGACGAGTGGGGCCTCATGCAGCGCCGGATCGTAGGTCTCAGCGATCTCGCGCAGGATGGCCTCAGTGATTTCCACCGGGGTGCCGTCGAGAGCGACGTGCTTGCCGGCGGGGAGAATCGGGAGAGTGGCGGTTGGCGTGTTCATGCCGCCAGAGTGAGGCGGCTCGCGCGGGCAGTCTTTTGCACCGGCGGAAAATCGCAAAAGGGTGTTGCGGAGGGCTTTTCTACAAAACCATGCCCAGGTGAAGGCTGGCAAGCCTGCCAGAGCGATTTATAAACGCCCAAAGCGGCCCGAACGGCATCAGCGGCAAGCAAGGGTAGCCCCGAAGGCCCTACAGGGGCTCTACGGGGCTCGTATCGCTAGTTTCCCATTGCGGTCGTCAGGAAGGTCATCACGCGCTGCAGCAGCATGCCGTCGTCCGCATCAGAGGTGCCCAACCAGGGGCGCGCCGGGATCTCGATGGTGTAGGGGCCGATCTTCACGTCCTGGGCGAAGTTGCTCTTGGTCTTCGGTACGAACTTCCGACCGACTTCGCCAGTACGTTCATCCATCTTGAAGTACACAGTACTCGCTCGCGCCTGGCGCTCAATCTGTCCACCGAACTGGTGGATGGCGCCGTACGGTCGATCAGTACCGAAGAGCAGCGAGTCGCCGTCGATCTGATAGCGAAGGTCGTTGCTCAACTGGCCGCTCGCTTTGAGGATCTTGTCCTTGTTCCGTTCCTTCCGCCTCAGGTAGCCCGGAGAGAGTGCCTGCCAGGGCGTGCCATCCGGGGAGACCTGGGCACTGAAGCGAGCACGATGAATGTTGAACAGCATCTCGCCCAGGTCTTTGAGCAGCAGCTCAGGATCATCCAGCGCGGCAGCACCAGCACTCAGGGCTCGGGTGATTTGCTGATGATCAAACTCCAGCTCGATGCGTGCCCCGCTCATAGGTTGCCCTCCACCAAGATCAACCGCCCGGATGCCAGCTGCTGGCCGAGCTGCTCCACATCGACCACTGAACCCGACTGCACCAGGTTGCTGCGCGAGGCACCCTGCAAGAGGTAGCTGACCACCATGGCCACCTTGCCACCGGACCTCCTAGAGTCGAACACGTAGATCAGCACCTGGCCGGCAGCATCGAGGAGCACGGCCTCGGGCTGCGCGATGATCTGCGGCAGTTGGGCCAGCTCGGCGAGCGTCAGCACGGTGGACAGCACGTTGCCCTCCGGCTCGGCCTGAGCGGCCTTCACCAGCGGCACCAGGTGCGCGTCGTCCATGCTGACAAGGGCGGTCTCCGCTTCGGCGCCGGCCTGGGCCATGCCAGTAACCGTTTCGGGGCTCAGCGTGCCGACGTGGCGGGCGGCGCCGTGGACGATGGGATCTGCTGCTACGTCGTCCAGCCAGCTCGACCAGGAGCCCTGCAGGGCCTCCTCGACGCTGTCCTTGTCCAGCAACTGCTTGTTCATGCGCGCCGCCGGCTCGGCCGGCAGCGGCGACGTTTTCTCAAGCGTGAGCTGCACTTGGTTCTCGAAGGCTTCGCGGCCCGGCGCGTAGTCCCAGCCCGGATCGATGCCCTCAGGAACCTGGACGGTTTGACCGTGAAAGACGATGTTGCGCATGCGCTCCGCCGGCGGCTCGTCCGGGCCGGCCTTACCCATGGCGTGGATCTCGTCGAGGCTGTAGGCGGTGACGAAGCACTCGCAGCCGAACCCCGACGGCGGATAGTGCTTCTTCCACCAGGGGCTATCAGCATGGATGTGCAGGCCGTCCCAGGCCAGGTGCAGCTCACGCGGGTGCTCGACGGCGTCACTGTGGTGGTAGCCCCAGTACGGCCGGGTGGCCTTCACAGCCTGCAGCTGGGCATAGCGGCCGGCGGCGTAGCTGGTGCGCAGGTTGGCGCGGTAGATCACCTGGGCGCGCCAGGCGCGGCCGCCGGCGGGTTCCCAGCCATAGTTGTCCAGGACGGCGTAGTAGTCCTTGCGGAACTCCTCCAGGGTGAGGCCATCACGGATGGCCTGGCGCACCACGGCGAACAGATCGGCGACCAGGTCAGCGCGGTGGGCACCGGCGCTGACGAAGGCCTGGTCGTGTGCAGCGCCGCGTACCGTGGCGTAGTTGACTGAGGGGTTCTTGGCCTCGAAGAACGCGATCTGCTGCTGGAACGACAGGCTGCCGTAGCTGGCGGCGGTGGCCATTAGGTGTTGCCCCGCGCAGCCAGGTCGTCCTGGACGTCAGTACGCCCGGCCAAGTTGGCCGCCTGCAGACCGATCGCCATCGCGGCGGCGTATTGGTCCAGGCTCAGCTCGGGGGCGAGTTGCAGCAGCTGCTCCTGTAGCTCGTCCAGGCTGGTGGCGTTGTCGACCAGCGCGCGCAGCTGGTCGCTCCAGTCCGTGACTGCCGGCTGCATGGCCTTCGCCAACTGGTCGGTCATCACCGCCGCCGGATCGCTGCCACCGGCGCCCTCGGCGAACTCGGCAGCCGCGGCACCGCCTGCAGGTGGGGTTTCCTCCTGGACTTCGACACCGTAGGTCTTCTGGACGTAGCCAAGGGAGGGCTTGAAGCCGGACATCCTGAATACCTTCTCGTCGCGGCTAGCCTTGGCGTCCATGTCCTCCGGCTCCTCAACCACCCGGTACACGCGGGGAGGCTCGGCGCCCGGGAAGTTCCACTCGGTGAGCCAGCGCACGGGGCCGAGGTTGAGCGACTCGCAAACCAGATCGGCGTCGGCCTTCACCAAGTCGAGGCGCACATCACCGGCCAGGTCGTCATTGCCCAGGCGCCCCGGGGTGCCCTGGCTGGAGGCCACTTGGCCCAATGTCACCTTGGCGATGGTCTCGTCCATGGTGTCGTGCAGGATCTTGTAGTCGGCAGTACCGGAGCGCGAAGCTTCCAGCAGCTCAAGCATCATGTCCTCCGGCATGATGACGCCGGTATCGGTCTGGATCGCCTGAGTCGCTGCCAGCAGCTTGGCCTTTTCCTCCGGGGTGGCGTTCTTCCCGAACTTCCCAACCGCCGTGGGCATGCCGAACTTGTCCAGGAAGGTCAGCCAGAACTTCAGGCCATTGCGCTTGAAGAACACCGGCCAGTACAGCCAGTGGGCCAGGCCGAGGCCGTAGGGCTCGTCATCGTTGTCGGCGCCGGTGCAGAAGTGCCAGAAGTACGGATCCGGGCACGGCTCGCCCTCGAACATGTTCTGCGGGGTGAGCAGGCGCAGGCCGCCCTCCAGGTCGTAGCGGAAGCGGCGCCGATTGCGCACCTTGATCGCTTCCATGGTGATGTAGCGATCGTCGCGGCCATAGATCAGCTCGGCCACGGCATGGCCGTAGTACACCCCGTAGAGCATGCCGTTGGTAACCCGGTCCCAACCGACCTTCTGCAGCTGCTGCCGCAGGTGTTCCGCGGCAGCCTTGTCGATCCGGCGATCGCCGCCGGCGTCGACCTGCCATTCCTTGCTGACCACGGCGAGCTGTCGCTGGCCCCAGGTTGCCTTGACCTGGGCATCGCGCAGCACTTCCTCGTAGATGCGCAGGTCGTTGCCACCACGGCGCTGCAGGATGTAGTCGCTGGGCTGCTGCAGGCCGGACAGGAATGGGCGGGTGATATCGCGGCCGTCGCCGGTGGTGGCGATCTCCCGGCCGAGCTTGGGCGGTTGCATCAATAGCCTCCGAAGTCGTTGCGACCGGCGACGGTGCCCCAGCCGCGGTTGGTAGTGCGGCCACCAGCAGTATCCTGCTCCAGGGACGCGCGGACGCCGGTCGAGTGGAACTCGATCGGCATGGTGCCTTGCTGGGAGGCCGCCTGGATCGCCAGGCCGAGCGCCCAGAACTCGTCGGCGTGGCCGTCGGCGGTGCGTTCGGCGGTGAATCGGATGTTGCCGGTGGAAGTGGTCTGCTTGGTCACCTGGCGAAGGGCAGCGCGGGTCTTCGGGTCATAGGGGATGCGCAGTTTGCGATCCTCCATCGCACCGCGGATCGGGTAGGCCAGCGCCTCCTTCACTCGCGTCGAGAAGGTCACGGCCTCGATCCGACTCTCGCCGAACTGGTCCTGGGCGTCGTCCGCCCAGCCAATACCGAGGCCGGTGGCGTCGATGCAAGCGCGATCGCAGCGAGCCAGCCATGGCCAGATGATCCGCTCCTGGTCGGACTTGCGCATGTTCTGCAGGCGCTCGATGTGACGGGTGTAGAGCACGTCGCCGAGCAGCTCGACCACCCAGAGCACCGTCAGGTCGCTCTTGCGCCCGATGTCGATGCCCGCGAATAGGCGGCCACCCTCCAGCTGCTTCCAGTTCGCGGTCTGCGGATACTCTGCCGAAGCGATCAGGTCATACTCCAGGAAGGCGACGTCGTCGTCGGCAGGGTTGCACATGTACTCCTGCTGGAAGGACTCCTCGTCCGCACAGCCGGCGCGGATAAAGTCGAAGTACTGCGCCTCGTCCATGGCCTGGCGCTCGTCGTCGGCCGGCAGCATCTGCTGAAGCTTGTAGAGGAAACCATCCTCCAGGGCGTTCTGCAGCGTGACCGTGTGCAGGCTGATGTTCTTGGGGTTGCCGCCTTCGGTGATCTCGCGCACCAGCTGGTTGAAGAAGTTGCCGCTGCCGCGGTGCGTGGAGATCAGCTCCATGGCTCCGCCCCAGGTAATACCCGGGTAAGCGATCGACCAGAGTTTCCGAGGATCCGGGTGCAGGGCGAACTCGTCGAGGATGCGGCCGCCGCGCTTACCGGCCTGGGCGTCGGGGTTGCTCGACATGCTGTGAATGCGGCGACCGTTAGCGAACTCCAGGACGTAGGCGGAGATCTTGTTCTTCGGATCGATGACGACCTCGCCCAGGTCCTTGGCGGCCTGGTTCATGATCGACGCCCACATCTTGCAGTCTTCCAGGAACAGGCGCGCCTGGAGATCGTCGCGACTGCTCACCCACTGGTCCACGCGTGCGTCTACCGCCGCAGTACGTTCCACCGCGGCATAGGCGGTCGACCAGGAAAGGCCGATTTGGCGGCCCTTCTCCATGAGCTTCAGGCGGCTGTCATCGGTGATCCACCTGCTCTGGTACGGCAGGAAGATGGCGCCCGGGTTGACCGGGACGATCTTGGCGTTGCCCTTGCGCGTCATCAGCTAATCCCCAGCGCGTCCCGGATGGCCTGCTTGGTCTCCTCGGTGACGCCGCCCTTGCTCGGCAGCGCATCCAGCTTCGCTTTCTGCTCGGCGAGCAGCGCCTGCCGAGCACGCTCCTCGGCCTCGGCCTGGAACTTCTTCAGGGCGACGGAGCTGCGGGTCAGCGTGGCGATGTTCTTCGCCGCCGAGGCGAGCAGACCAACACGCTCGCCGGGGTCCATTTCCTCATCACCGGCCTCCTGGAGCGCGATGATCGACTCGAACAGCTCGGACTGGATCATCGCGGTCAGCGCTTCGCTGCGCGCGTCCAGGTCGTCGCCGGCCTGGGCGCGGATGATCTTCGCGGCCTCGGTGCTGGCCCGGATTGCAGCGAGGCGCCGCTCCAGCTTCTGGCCGTAGCGATGCACCGCAGTGCGGCTGGGCAGCTCACCCGACTCGGCCTGACTGGGGAATTGCGCCTGCAGGTTGGCGATCAGCTCGTCCAGGGTCAGCCGGCCCTCGGCCAGCTTGCCTTCGATGTAGGTCCGCACGTTGTCCGGCAGCCGCGAGATGGAAGACTTCCGCCCCATGGCCGTCACCAGTACTTCACGGGACGTGCGATACCGGGTTCGCAGTCGATGGTGTACTCCGCGATGTCCGTGCCATAGCGGGTCAGGTCGGCGAACCACTTCCCGGAGGGCTGCTTGTCGAGCTTCACCAGGTTACGGTCGCTCAGGTAGTCCAGCTCGCGGCGGATCTCCAACGGCGTAGCGTCCGGGTACTCGCTCTGAGCGACCGATAGGATCGGCATCTCGTAGCTACCTACCGGCCGGGCGTTGTTCAGGGTCAGCAGGATCAGCCAGCGCAGGGACTCCCGGCGGATCTTGGCGATGTCAGTTTGCATGGTTGGCTCCCATCAGGCTGCGCAGCTGCGCGTTTTCGATCTTCACGGCGAGGCCGTCGAGCTTCGCCTCCAGCACGCTCTGGCCGCGGATGTAGTCCTCGCGGCGCACGTACTGGAGCGGCAGGTCGGCCTTCAGACTCATCAGCTCGCGCTCGACGCGCTGCCACTGGTTGGTTTCTTCCCGGGCGGCCTGCTCGATGGCGTCCAGTCGATAGGACAGTTGCTCATGGTTCGCCAGCCGGGCCTGGTCCTGACTGGCAAAGCGCGCGTCCAGGTGCTTCTGGATCTGGTTCAGCAGCAGCTTGCCGCCCCCGGCGCAGGCGCCGAGGAAGGCGAGCAGCAGGCTGATCAGCTGCCACAGCTCCAGTTCGATCTTCATCCGTTACTCCCCTTGATCGATGAGAGCGTTGAGCTGCGCCAGGTTGCGCTGGGCCCACGCGCCGTAGTCCTTGGCATGGGCCAGGATGTCAGCCGGGCTGACGCCGCTTTCCAGTAGTTCGGCGTCAGAACCGGGGGCGGGCCAGGCCGCTGCTTGAGCGCCGGCCGCAGCGGTACTCGTTCCTGCGGCGGGCAGGCCGGCGCCGAGGGCGAGGTTGAAGTCGCGCACCCAGCCGCGAGTGAACACGCAATGAGGAATGGCAACAGGCGCAGCTGCAGGAGCCGGCCGGTAGACGGTCGTGACATGGGGGATTCGCTCCTGGAGCTGTTTCTGGACGTCGGCAAACTGCTGCTGGGCATCCAGCATCCGCTGCTCGGCCTGGTCGGCGCGGGTGATCTGTTGCTTCAGCTGCACCAGGTTGTCCTGGGCTGCCCTGGCGACCTCCAAGGCGTGCTGCTCGCGCAGCTGGGCCAGGGCCGCCTCACCCTCGGCCTTGGCCTTGCGGAATCCATCGTCATAACGGGCCTGGCCATTGATGATCGTCGCCAGAACGTAGAGACCGACGAGCAGGATGGGCCAGAACCTCCGCAGCCAGTTAGGCACGACCATGGTGGGCTCTCCGGCGCTTGTACTGGCGGGCCTTGCGCTTCGCTTTGGCCACACCCGACTTGCCGTGACGCTCCCGCGGCACAGGCGAGCAATACAGCTCCTTGGCTGTGAGGAAGTTGGCCGAGGCGGCCACCATGGCCATCGACGAGAGAGTGTGAGCCATGGCCAGACTGGACAGCAGAAGCCTCATAGGGTGTACCTCTCGGCGCATACGCCTTCGCCCCAGGTGCCGTAGAGGCGTTCGTAGCGCAGCAGGATCAGGCGGGGATAGTCGCGGTTCTCGCGGAAGTTCGCGGCCGAGCGCCCCGCATTGAAGCGCTCGACGGAATCGAACCAGGCCAGCTGATCGGCGCCGGATGCCGAGGCCAGTCTGCGGTCGCGGTTTACCCACCCCTGGCCGCCGTTGTAGGCGGCCAGGACGAATCCCCAGCGGTGGCACTCGCTGGTGGCCTGGTTGCGGGCATAGAGATAGCGGTCGTAGGTCACCAGGGCGCGCAGAGCCCAGCCCGGGTTCATGGGCTGGTTCGCGCCCAGGGCCGCCGGATACAGCCCGGAGATCCATTCCGAGGTCGAGGGCATGAACTGCGAGAGGCCCTCGGCGCCGACGGGCGAGCGAGCATCAGCGCGCCAGCGGCTTTCCTGGTGGACCTGGGCGGCGAAGGTGGCGATCGGCGCCGACAGGCCCCACTCGGCGTGGGCGGCTCGGACCAGCGTGCGACGGTATTGCTCGGCCTGGGTCGGGATGCGATCTGCCGTGGCAGCGTGGCACTGACTGGAGAAAAAGCCTCCCCAGGAAAGCAGCCACGCCGCAATCGCCAGACGGATGAGCGATCGCCAAAACGACACCTTATCCCTGACCTCTTTGCCGTGCTCTGCAACAGCAAAACCAAGAGCCAGGGCATTCAGGACGATCCAGATGATCTGCGGGGCGCCCATGGTCAAAGCCCCAGCGTCAGGCCGAGGATGCAGGCCAGTACGATCAGGGCACGGCGAATCCAGGCGCCTACGATCGTGACGAAGCCGATGCACTCATGGGGGCGTGATTCGACCAGGAATAGCGAACGGTCGATCCAGTAGCCGGCAACGGCTCCGAGGGTGACCAGCACGAGCTTGTAGGAGACGACCTGGAGCTGCTCGGGCCGAATGGCCGCCAGGATGATGAGCAGTACCAGGGTGACCAGCGTCCAACTGGTCATGCGCGGCGCGCGGCGGCGCCGGGATTGCTGCGATGGCATGACGATGCTCCCGAAGGCGGCCATCCCTGGCCTATGGTGGTCGTCCTGCTCCTGCAGGACGCCCGACCATCATCGTCGCGCGCGCGTGGGGTTTCTTTTGAAGGGGCGGAAAATCAATAGAGCTTGTCAGTCGGGTTCTTTAGGTACATGGCCTGCCTGCTGAGTCAGGCTTTCGATCGTTTTTTTGTGTCGCTCGTCGTGGTTGGCTTTGGATGCAACGATATCCGCAGGCACCAGCGAGAGCACAACGGTCCATAGCTGCCAGAGTGTAAGAATGGCCAATGTTCCATATGAGAGTGACCGCATCACTTCGATATGAGCCAGAAGAAAGTCAATTCTCTTCAGCAGCGGAGCGATGATTCCGATCAGCAACACTAGGCAGAGGATCGCGGTGGAGTGAACGATTGGAGTGAACATTCGCGCCATGTTCCCACCATTCGAAACCTTTGCCCCAGTCGGCTGACGAAACGAGAGCTTGAGCCGATCGGGGTAAATGATGGCCAACCAAGCGCCCACCACCGCAAAGATGATTGAAGCAGTGGTTCTAAGCGCCTCGTACAAAGGCCATTGATCCTCGAACGGAACCCTCTGGCCTAGCCAAAAAGCAAGGATCACTATCGCTAGTGATCCGATGCATGCCAGAAGCTTAACGGCCATTTAAATCACCTATCGGAGTATCTCGAGAATCGCTTGGCGACGCCCCCTCAGCGCCTCGAGCAAGGAGCGCGCATTCACGACCTCAAGGTTATCCCTTGTTACGTCCAGATCAAATTCATCTCGCGCTATTGAATGGCTCAACCACCGCGGACTCTGTTCCCCTCGCATCTGGAAGCCGTAGTCATCCCACTCTCGATCATGACCTGCTAACCAAGAATCGATGATCTCTCCGACCTGCTCCCCGTCCAGTTGCACCTTCAGCTCGTACTTGATCCGGACATCATCTGGAAGCACTTCGGCCTGGCGAAGGTGCGCCACTTGAAGCGCTCGTTGCCAAAAGTCGAGATCTGGCTCTCTATCCAGGTGAAGTGTGGTTTTTCGATGAACCTTGCGGATCTGATCAGCTTGCTCAATCAAGAGTTCATGGTCGCCTGGCTTCTTGAGAAGAGAGGTACGGAACCGCGGGCTGAGGTCTTGAACTGGAGCTCCTGGGCGCTGCCGGTAGCCGACCAGTTCGATATCGACACCATCCTCCGGATCTGTAAGCACGACGTGAGAGGAATACAGACCAAGGTAGGACTCCATGTATTCCTGCATGGGCTTCTGTCCCGTGATGAGATGCTGAAACTTGATGCTGGCAAAAACACCAAGCTCTGGTAGGAACCAAAAGTAGGTCGCGAAGCCTGGAATCCCGCCCTCAGGTATTTCCTTCAACACAACTTCTGTGTTGCCTACCTGGGAGTTCCCCATCGCAGCAGCAAAGTTCCCCTCCACCGACGGCGTTTGATTCCACATCGTGACGAGATGGCTATCCGCTGCTGGCTCGATCCCCATCAGGTACACAGGCAGGAGGTCTGAGTCTTGCGCGGGCTCATAGGTTTTGGTCTCAGCGAGCTGCTTGCCCTGGCTCCAGCGATGCAGCTCGGCAAGCATTTCTGCGGTATTACCGAACGCGGGCTCATCTTGCCCGCGCTGATAAAAGCCTGCCTGGTCAATTCGGTAAAAAGTGATTTTTGCCTTCTCGATAGCCATTTTGAGAACTCCCTTACTGCCCAGTGATTTCGCGATAGCGACGCTGGTACTCGTCGTAAGGAAGCTGCATGCGGTTGAGGGCATCGAGCTGGGCCTCGACCGATCCTGCTGCAGGAGCTGCGGCAGGAGCAGGCGCGTAGGCCTGCGGCGCCGCGTATTGCCGAGTCGGCGCTGCGCTGGCATACGAACAGCCCTGCTGCATCTTCGCCGCGCTGAGCTGCTCCATGCGCTGGTTGGCGCTATCGACCGCGGCATCCTTCTCCATCAGGTTGCCGATGCCGAAGTCGCCCAGGAAGGACAGCACCGACCTACCGTCGAACTCGCTCTCTTCGCGAACATGGGCCAGGAAACCTTGGACCTTCGCCTGCTCCAGGTCGAGCTCCCGGCAGGTCATCGTCTGCTTTTCGAAGGACGTCAATTCAGGCTGACGGCCGTAGTTCTTGGTGGAGCAACCTGCGACCGAGAGCCCGGCGAGCAGGAGCGCGGCAGCGATGCGAACGTCTTTGTTCATCCCTATTCCTTTCTTCGTGTTGGCTTGTAGTTGTTGGTATGGGCCAGGCGCTCCTCCCCAGGATTGCCTACCCCTAATCATCATTGGCCGCCTTTGCGGTCCTTCTTCGCACTGTCCCTGTGCGCCAAAGCACTCGCTGTGCTCTCTACCGCTCGGCGCCCCTCTTCGTCAGAGCCTCGGTAGTTGGCGAGCAAGGCTTGCTCCCTGCGGTTAAGAGGCGGCCCTTCAGCGACCGGATTAGCCGCTTCGGCCAAATGAGGCGATGCCACCGCAATCGACTGACCACTCGAGCGCTGCCCCGTCAACAGATAGAGGACATCTACACCCGCCCCAGCGATAGCTGCCAGGTATTCGGAGTCCGGATGCCTTTTTCCCTTCTCATAATTGATCTGAGCCAGTTTCTTCACGCCCCCAATCTCACCGAGAGCCTCCTGACTCAGGCCTAGGCGCTCGCGCTCCAGGCGCAGCCTGTCGCCAAAAGAATTCAATTGAATACTTCCGCTTGACAGGTATTCATTCGAATACCATCATTCACCACACACCACAACGTTTACCCACGTCTAGCCACGAAGGAAAACGCCATGAACCCTGCTATCCAGCGCCTGCAGGATCTTCTTGACCAAGAGCTGCAGAACGCCATTGCCGGCGATCGCCCTGTCGACTACCGCCAGGTCTTCCTGGATCAACTGAACCAGGCAACCCTGAGCGATTCCGACTGGATCGCCCTTTCTCTTTCCCTACTGCTTGCTGCTAACCGAAACACCTGCAGCAGCGAGCACGCCGCCACCGTAGCGCTTCCTCTCCCGCAAGACCTGGGCTCAGGCCTGAGCCTCAAGCGCGCCGCGGAACTCCTGCGGAAAACCAACCCCCTTCGCCAGCACTAACCAATTTCCGCAATTTACCACACGAGGACCGCCATGAAAGGCAACCGGAAAACCCCGAGCGCGGCCCCACTGCCGTACCCGCAGACGCCCACTAGCGCCAACGAGTGGTTTATCCGTCACGGCGTCTGCAAAACCCACTGGGCTCGCGACATGGGCCTCGACCGCATGACCGTGGTTGACCTGCTCCGCGGCCGCAGCAAGGGCCTCCGCGGTGATGCCCACAAGGCCGCCGTGGCCCTGGGCCTGAAGCCCAACCCGGATACCGCCCACCGCGCCGCATGAGGATCTTCGCCATGTCGCAGATTCCCACCGAACACATTGACCTCATCCCGCACCCGCTGGACGCCTGGCGCGCAGCCCTGGACGCGGTGATCGCCTGCGCCCCTGGCGATGCCGTCGATGTCGCCTGGCATCTGGCCGACGCGCAGGTCCAGGTACAGCTGTCGCTCGATCGCAGCCCGGCGAGCGCCGGTGTCCGCCAACTGATCGATCGACTGATGCTGATCACAGCCGGGCGCCTTATGGGCGAGCAACTCCAGGCCTCTACCAGTGCCGCTGAGCCCCTGGTCCGCAAGGTAACCCCTCGGCTCACAGTGGTGGTGAACGGCGTGGACCGCGACGTGTCGGCGCTGGCCGGCGTTCTGGTCGGGGACATCATCCGCCTCGATCCGAACAACCTGCCTCCAGTGATCAATCTGGATCAGGGCTTTTCCCCGACTGGATTTGCCGTTCGATCTCCTCGCGCCCAAGCCCTCGCACATGCAGGTAGTTCCGCAGCAGTTGGTCAGCCAGATGCTCCATCTGCTCCAGGACAACGGGGTGCGGCGAATCCAGTTCCTCGGCGCGACTTCGAATTCGCGCCTGCAGCAGCTGGCCATCCAGCAGCCCCTGCTGATTCAGCGCCGCGCCCAGCACCAGAAACGCCTGACCAAGGCCATCCATCCGTGCTGCCAGCGCCTCAACGTACCGATCGGTCATAACCATGTCCTCGCTTGTGAATGTGCATGAACAGGCTGGCCGATGGATGCAGCCGCTGCCAACTGATGGATCGAGAGAATTTTCGGACGCCGGCTTGGCGTCCCTGGGGAGCGCCTTCCAATGAGCCGTCGCAATTGGAAAACCTGGGTTCCGCGGTCACCGGTTGAAGCCATCCGCGGTTGCGTGGATGCGGCCCGCGAGCAACGTGGCCGCAGCATGGACCACCTGTCCTTCGACTACCTGGCGCTGAACAACGGCTCCAGCCTCTACAAGTGGCAGGCCGACGGCCGTCTGCCACTCGCCCTGGTGCTGCCCTTGGAGCATGCCTGCGGCCAGCCGCTGATCACTCGGTACCTGGCTGCTGCCCACGGGAAGCTGCTGATTGACATCCCCACCGGCCGCAGCAGCTCGCCCGAGGACATGCAGCGCCTGCAGCAGGTCCTGCACGACGCCGCTGGCGCGCTGATGGCCTTCTACAACAGCCGCCAGAGCGCCCATCAGACGCTGGAGGCGATCCGCGCCGGCCTGGAGTCCCTGGCCTGGCACCACGGCAACGTCATCCAGCACGACCATCCGCAACTCGATCTCGGGAGTACTCACGATGAGTAAGCCGATCAATGCCCAGTCATTGCTGCGCCGCTTGGACGAGCAGGCCTATGAGCAGCTCTGCGCCGAGGCGGCGCGCCTTGCCGAAGAGAACGAGCACCTGCGCACCGAGCTGACCCGCATGGAGGAATGTGCTGAAGGGTGGTGCAACGAGGCCCAGCATCTCCACCAGCAACTGGCGGAAGCCACCGGTGGCCAGGCCGCTATCACCCAATCCGGCGCCCTGGTCGTCATCCCGATGGAGCGTCGCGCATGAGCACTGCCAATCGCCCCACCAGCAGCGCAGCGCGCGTCCTGCGCGTGCTCAAAGCGCTGCGCGGCCACACCCTGCGCGGCCTTTCCAACACCGAGTTGGCCCAGGCCCTGGGCGAGAGCCCGGCCAACATCACCCGGTACATGGACCTGCTGATCGAGGAGGGCTTCGCCACCCGACTCGACACCGGTCGCTTCGCGCCGAGCATCGCGCTGTTGCAGATCGCCCAGGCCCACGCCAACGAGATGGCCTCGGCCCAGCAGCGCATCAACGAGATCAACCAACGAGTGCTGGCGGGAGCCAGCCTCTAATCAAAGGAGTAGGACATGGGACGCAAAGCTCAGCCGGCCGCTGAACTGGTGCAAGGCGCACCGCTGAACAACGAGGCTCTGGCCCTGGTGCAGAACGCTGCCGCCCTGGCCTCGGACATGGGGGAAGAACGTGACTTGGTCAACCAGTTGCTGGGCCAGGCGCAGATGGCAGGGGCATTTGAAGAATTTTCCCGGACGGTCCGGACTTCGAAGCTGGCGTTCGTCAAGGAAAACAAGCTGTACCGGGCTCTTGCCGGCAAGAAAAGTCCGGACGGTCCGGAAAAATTGTCCGGAACTTGGGAAGAGTTTTGCTGCTTGCTGGGCCGGTCTGTTGACCAGGTCGACGAAGACATTAAGAACCTTCGCCAATTCGGCGAAGAAGCCTTGGAATCCATGTCCCGCATGGGCATCGGCTACCGCGAGTTGCGCCAATGGCGCCGGCTGCCGGACGACGCTCGCAGCGCCCTGATCGAAGCGGCGAAACAGGGCAACAAGGAAGCGGTGGAGTACCTGGCCGAGGAGCTAATCGCCACTCACGCCAAAGAGAAGTCCGCCCTGGAGAAGCAGGTCGAGGACCTGCAGGCGGACTATGACGCCCAAGGCGACCTGCTCGCCAAGAAGCGCGCGGAACTGGACGAGACCAGCCAGCAGTTGGCCAAGGCTCGCCGCCGCATCGAGACCATGGCCGCGGATGAAGCGGTGAAAGAGTTGCGCCAGGAGGTCATCGGCATCGCCTTCGAGGCCGAGGCCGACATCAGCGGCAAGCTGCGCGAGGCCTTCTCGGTGATGGCCGCCCACGCCGAACAGACTGGCACCGACCACCGCAGCTTTCAGGCAGGCCTGGTGCGCCAGCTCGAACTGCTGCTCCTGCAGATCCGCGAGGAGTTCCAGCTGCCCGAAGTCGAGGCGACCGGGAGCGCTGGCGACTTCGGCTGGCTGCCTCAGGCCGGTGTCACCGAACTTTCCGGTTCCGAGGGCTAAGCCATGAGCGCCGTCATCACCCACGCCCTTGTGGACCTGGAGCGCGCGCTGCGTGAAGCCCCGCGCGGCCAGCGTACCCAACTGGTCGAAGCGGCGGCGCGCCAGTTGGGCATGTCCACGGCATCGGTCTATCGCAAACTGAACGAGGTGACCGTTGATACGTCGGCCCGGAAACGCCGGGCCGACGCTGGCAAGAGCGCCTTGAGCCGCGACGAGGCCCTCCTGATCAGTACCACCCTGATGGAGTCCGCGCGCCGCAATGAGAAGCGCCTGTATAGCCTGGGCGACGCCGTCGACGCGCTCCGCGCCAGCGGCATGATCAAGGCCGATACCTTCGACCAGGAATCAGGCGAGATCCGCCAGCTGTCGCTGAGCGCCATCGGCCGCGCGCTTTACAGCTACAAGCTGCATCCCGACCAACTGATGCAGCCGGCGCCCGTCACCGAGCTGGCCAGCCGTCATCCGAACCACGTCTGGCAAATCGATGCGTCGCTCTGCGTCCTCTACTACCTCAAGCCCGGCGCCGACCCCAAGGCCAATGGCCTGCGAGTAATGGAGCACGACCAGTTCTACAAGAACAAGCCAAAGAACCTGGCGCGCATTGCCGCAAACCGCGTCTGGTCCTACGAAATCACTTCGCACGCGGCCGGCTGGATCTACCTCGAATACGTCATGGGGGCAGAGAGCGGCGAGAACCTCTGCAACGTGCTGATCAACTGCATGCAGGAGCGCGGCGGCGCCGATGTCATGCACGGTCGCCCCGAGATCCTGATGATGGACCCAGGCTCGGCGAACACCTCGGCGATGGCACGCAACCTTTGCCGCGCCCTCGGCATCAAGGTCATCGCCCACGCACCTGGTGCCGCCCGCGTGACCGGCCAGGTGGAGAACGCGCGGAACATCATCGAACGGAAGTTCGAGGCTGGCCTGCGCTTCCAGCCCGTATCCGACCTGGACGAGCTGAACGCCATGGCCAAGCGCTGGCGGGAGTACTTCAACGCCACCGCGATCCACTCGCGCCACGGCATGAACCGCACCGCGGCCTGGCTGCGCATCCGCGAGCATGAGCTGGTGAAGGTGCCGAGCGTCGAGGTGTGCCGCCAGCTCGCGGTTGCCGAGCCGGAGAGCCGCAAGGTCTCGACCAAGCTGCGCGTCAGCTTCCAGGGCGCGGAGTACGACGTCTCGACGGTGCCCGGCGTGATGGTCGGCGACAAGCTGATGATCACCCGCAACCCCTGGCAGAGCGATGCCGCCCAGGTGGTGGCCATCGACGCGAACGGCCGCGAGACCTTTTACGTGGTGCCCAAGCTGGAGCGCGGCGAGTACGGCTTCACCAGCACCGCGGCAGTGGTTGACGAGGAATACAAGCGCCACGCCGACACGCCAGCGCAGACCGCCCGCAAGGAAGCCGGCCGCCTCGCCATGGGCGCCGAAACCGAGGAAGAAGCGCAGCAGGCCCGCAAGGATCGAGCCATCCCCTTCGGCGGCCAGCTGAAACCTTACCAGCGGATCGAAGACGCCCAACTGCCGACCTTTATGCCTCGGCGCGGCACCCAGCACGACCTGGTGCTGCCGACCATCGAGATCCCACCCCTCAACCATATCGAGGCCGCCAAGCAGCTGCGCGCGCGCCTCGGCGACGCCTGGACCTCGGAGTCCATGGTTTGGATCAAGGAGAACTATCCCAACGGCGTGCCGGAGGAGCAGCTCGACGCCATCACCCATCAACTGCGCAAGCCTGCCCGGCCGGGCCTGCGCGTTGTAGGAGGTAACCAATGCTGAAGCTCAAGGAGGTGCTGGCCAGCGTCAGCAAAACCCAGGCGGACCTGGCACGAGCTGTCGAGCTGAGCCCGGCGGCGATCGCCCAGCTGATCAACCACGGCCAATGGCCGAAGTCGCTGGACCAGCAGCAGCTGGCCTGGCGCATCACCGAATACCTGATGGGCCAGGGCGCGAAGTTCGACGACGTGCGCCAGTCCTTCGAAGAAGTGGAGCCGCCGCGCGCCAACGCGACGGCTCCGGCATCCCCGACCGAAAACGACCAAGTAAACGACCAGGAGTGCGAGCCCATGCTAATGCCGAAACAACCTCTGCTGCCAGCAACCCGCAAGGCCTTTGGCCTGCCCCGTGACCCGTTCGACGAGTTGCAGTCGGCCGAGGACATGTACATCAGCCCCGATATTCGCTACGTCCGCGAATGCATGTACCAGGTAGCCAAGCACGATGGTTTTCTCGCCGTGATCGGCGAGTCCGGTGCCGGGAAGTCCACGCTACGCCGCGACCTGGTGCAACGCCTGGAGAAAGAAGGCGCGCCGGTGATTGTCATCGAGCCCTACGTCCTTGCGATGGAAGACAACGATGCCAAGGGTAAGACCCTGAAGAGCACGCACATCGCCGAGGCCATCATGGCGGCGGTGGCTCCCCTGGAGAAGGCGAAGTCCTCGCCTGAGGCCCGTTTCGCGCAGCTGCATAAGGCGCTGAAAACCAGCCATGCCGCCGGCTTCCGGCACGTATTGATCATCGAGGAGGCGCACAGCCTTCCGATTCCCACGCTCAAGCAGCTGAAGCGCCTGCGCGAGTTGGAGGCCGGCTTCACCAAGCTGGTGAGCATCATCCTCATTGGCCAGCCCGAGTTGGAGGTGAAGCTGAGCCCTCGCAACGGCGAAGTGCGTGAAGTGGTCCAACGCATCGAGATTGCCAAGCTGGAGCCGGTACCGATCGGCGCCGTCGAGCAGCACCTGGAGTTCCGCTTCAGCCGCTCCACCAGCAAGCCCCTGCAGGAAATCATCAGCCCTTGTGGCGTGCAGGCTGTCATAGACCGCCTGAGCACCAGCGGCCGCGACAAGGCGAGCCAGCTCTACCCGCTGGCGATCGGCAACCTGGTGGTGGCCGCTATGAACCTCGCCGCAAGCATCGGCGAGCCTCGTGTCAGCGGCGACGTGGTCAAGGGGGTGTGACATGGGCAGCGTCCACCATCTTCAGCCCCAGCAGCCGGTTGCTCCTGCGCTTACCTATCTGACCCCGGAGTTCGCGAAGCACCTGGGTGCCTTCAATGCCATGACCCGCGCAATTCGCGAGGCAGGCATCGAGATCGAGGCTCTGGTCGAGAAGGACAACCGCATCTACATCCGCGCCGAGGACTCCGACCTCATCAAGACCAACTTCCTGTCGGAAGTCCGCGGTATGCGCTACCGCACCGATGGAAAACTGACCCACAACGTCGTGACCATCCGCGGCGTCGACGTGGCCTGGCTGACCCCGATCAAGGAGCAGGAACAATGAACGCGGTCATCACCCACGCTTGCACCCCGATGATGAATGTCGATGCGCTGAGCGAACAGGAGTGCCGCGAGGCCCTGAAGGATCTCCTGAAGGATGCCTTCGCGAAGGATCAGCAGCTCATCGAGCTGAAGATCGGCATCCACAAGCTGGACGGCATGCTGGTCAAGCTGCTGGACCTGTTCATCTCCGAAAACTACTCGAAGCTCCACGCCGAAATGAAGCCGATGGCTGAGTACCTGCAGGAGCAGCGCGCGGCCAAGGCCGCAAGGAAGGTGCACTGATGGCGGCCTTCCTCGAAGCTGACTGCCCGAAATGCGGCACTCCCTATCTCTCGATCACCGCGTGCTCTGCCGCCCATGACCAAAGTCTGATCGACCTGGTCGTCAGCTGCGACGACTGCGGCCACATCCTGAACGCGTTCATCTCCCTCAGCGAGATGACGGAAGTCACTGTCCCCTCTGAGGAACTGAGCCATGGCTGAGAACCAAGAAATCCAAATCCCGGCCGGCTGGGTGCGCAATGCTACCGGCAACCTGGTGCACGAAAGCGAGATCAGCGAGCAGGACAAGCTGCGCGACCGCGTGGTGATGGACATCGCCGCCGTGGCGCTGCGCCTGAATAGCGAGTTGAAGGCGTTGAAAGAAAAGGCGTTGGCCGACATCGATGACCTCATCACCATCGCCGGCGAGAAGTACGACATGAAACTGGGCGGCCCGAAGGGCAACGTCAGCCTGCTTTCGTTTGACGGCTGCTTCAAGCTCAAGCGAATCCACCAGGACAGCATTGGCTACACCGAAGGAATGGAAGTCGCCAAAGCCAAGGTTTTCGAGTGCATCAGTCGCTGGGGGCAGACCGTCCATGAGGCCGCCCACAAGCACCTCTTCACCCTGGCCACCAGGGCATTCCGCCCCACAAAGAGTGGCGAGATCAGCATCTCCCGCGTGACGGACATGCTGCGCGCCGAGATCGATGACCCCGACTGGAAGGCAGCCAAGCAAGCCGTCATGGACAGCCTGATCGTCAACGGCAAGGCGGTGTACATCCAGGTTCAGCAGCGCGTCGAGGGCAAGAAGTACTCGACAATCCTGCTCGACATCGCGGGGGTGTGACATGGGCTTGCTCACCCGTATGAAATGGCCCCAAAGCACCTTGCTGCAGGTGCTGGAGGAGGCCGAACAGAACGAGGGCGACACCTTCGACATCGTCTGCCTGGAGCTGAACGACGGGCGCACCTTCACCGTCGCCGTAATTTGCGGCGATGGGGCTGACCGCGCAAACGAAATGCTCTCCGATCTGCAGGAGGCTGTGCGCTGACATGGACCAAGACCGCATCCTCGACAAGATCAAGAAGTGCCTGGAAATGGCCAAGGGCCGGGGTTCCAATCCGCACGAGGCCGAGATCGCACTGCGCCAGGCCCACAAGCTGATGGAAGCCTACAACCTGGAGATGGGCGACGTGCTGGCCAGCATGGCTGGCGAAGCCAGGGTTCCGGCCGGTTCAGATGGAAAGCCCCCGGCTTGGCGGGTGCGCCTCGCTCAGGTGTGCTGCCATGCCTTCGGCACGCACCTGATCATCTGCACCTCCTACTTCGAAAGCGCCTCGTTCCTGTTTGTCGGCTGCGCGGCAGCGCCGGAGCTAACCGGTTACGCCTACCAGGTGCTGGAGCGGCAACTGCAGAAGGCCCGCAAGGACTACCTGGCCACGCAGAAGCGCTGCAAGCGGTCCACCAAGGTGGCCCGCGGAGACGCCTTTGCGCACGGCTGGATCGAGGCCGTATACGCCAAGGTCGACCAGTTCGCCGGCGTCGACGACAACATCGCCGACGCGATCCAGGCGTACATGGCGAAACACCACGCTGATGTCGGAAAGTTCGAGATGAAGCGGCGCAAGCTGAAGGCTCGGGACGAGGTGGCCAGTGAGGCCGGCTATGCAGCCGGCAAGCGCGCTCAACTTCACCAGGGCATTGGCCACCAGCCGGTGGCCAGACTGACTCAGGGGGTGTGAGATGTCGCAAACCAATCCCTTCAACCATCCAGGTCAGGAATACGGTGCGGTAGATGCCGAGAGCCGCCTGCGGGCGCTGGCCGACTTCGATCTGGACCAGTGCCGTGCTGCGCTCGCATTGCCCGGCCTGCAGAAGATCGTCGAGAAGAAGCTGCGGAGCCGTGTGCGCAGGCTGGAGAAGCTCGCAACCACCGCTGCGCAACAGGGGGAATGATCATGGAACGCTACCACCAGACCGCCGGGGATCCGCCCCGGCGCGACATCGACGCCAAACGCCAGGAGGCCGAGGAGCTTGGCTCGCTGGTCGAGCAGTTCCTGGCCGACGGCGGGCAGATCGAGCAGGTCGGCTACCGGATGCGCGAGAAGCCGGACACATTCGTGATCAACCCGATGAACACGCCGGTCTACAACGGCGCATTGGCCGCGGAGCAGCCCATCAGGGCCAAACCCACGGCGCCGCGCGCTGCAGCAGCTGCTCCGAAGCTGCTGCAGCCGACGCCGGTTCCCCAGACTCTGCCCCTCGATCCTGGTCTCGACAAGAAAGCCTGGCTGATCGGCATGCTCAAGACCCAGGCGCTGATCGCGGAACAAACCTCGAAACTGGCCCGTGAGCTTGGGATCGGTGACGCGGAGCTGCGGCGCCTCGGGCGCAGGCACGGCCTGCCGGAGGTGCTCTATGGGACTCGCTAAGGGGCTGCTCAGCAAGATCCACATCGCCCGCCAGCAGCTCGGCCTAGCCGAGGACGTGTATCGCCAGAAACTCCAGAGCATGTTCGGCAAGGGCTCGGCAAAGGACCTCAACTTGCGCCAGGCCGAGCAGCTGCTCGCCGAGTTCAAGCGCCTGGGCTGGCAGCCGCGGCCCTCGGCGAAGTCTGCCGGCAAGCCGCACAACTTCTCGTCGCCAGCGATGCCCGAGCTGATCACCAAGATCGAGGCGCAGCTCGCCGATATGAAGCTGCCCTGGGCCTATGCCGATGCGCTGGCGCGGCAGATGTACAAGGTGCAGCGGGTCGCCTGGCTCCGCAAACCCGCTCAATTGACCGGGCTGATCGCCGCGCTGCACGCGGAGCAGGAGAAGCGGGGCCTGCTGGTCGAGGTGGATCAGCTGTGCCAGCGCCTGGGCATCGAGCATCCAGAGCAAGTCGCTGGATTGGATCAGTTGCCCGAGGGGTGGCGGCGGCAGCGTCCAATCCTCAAGGCACTGGTGGACGCACTCAATGCCGCGGTCGAAGCCCGAGAGAGAAAGGAGGGGGTATGAAGATCCGCTCGCAGCAGATCCGTCGCCGCAACACCATGCTCAGCGAGCTGGCTGAGCTGATCGCCGAGGAGATGAAGCGTCTGGGTATCGCGGGTGAGAAGGCCACCGATTCAGCTGGCAAGGTCGTGTACCAGCTGCATCGCCGCTGGGCCGGCATCGTGCTGACGTTCCCGACGAATGATGACCTGGTGAAGCAGCGGATCAAGATGTACATCCTGGAGCGGTACGATGGAACGAACGCTGACGAGCTGGTCCGCGAGTTCCATGTCACTGAGCGCTACATCTATAACCTCGTCCAGGAGCATCGCCGGAGCAAGATCGACAAGAACCAACTGAAATTTGACCTCGAAGAGCCGGCGGACTGACGCCGGCCTTCCTTTCACCTACGGAAACTCTTTTTCAGTTTCCTATCCCGATACAGCCCGGCCACCCCCGCTATATCCCGGAATTATCGCGCGCCGCCCCTCTGGAATATCTCACCCCCTCTCACGTAGCCACCGGGGAATCCCCGTCGCGAGCAAGCTCGCTTCTACGAAAAGCCCACACAGCACCGCGCTTGCTCGCGAACAATCGGGATTTCCCGGCACCGCCGAACGCCCCGGAGGAGAAGGGCCAGGCGTCCTCTCGCTCCCACGAAAACCCCACCCAACCTTCCCCCGTCCGGCCATCGAACAAATTCCCCCGCGCCTTGTACCCGCAGGCCCGCCCTGGCTTTACACTGCGCCTTACCGACGCTTTCTGTCGCATTTCCGAAAGCCTCGGAAATCCACGGGTTGGCGCTATAAGAAGTTGTCGCTTGGCGGCAATGCCAACCGGTTTTTCGTCCCTACAATCCTTCCATCGATAGCCGCCTCACCAGGCAGGAGAACACCGATGTCCGCTCCGCACGCTCAGGTACAACGCTCCGACTTCGACCAGCTGATGGTCCCCAACTACTCCCCGGCCGCTTTCATTCCGGTGCGTGGGCAGGGTTCGCGAGTCTGGGACCAGAGCGGCCGCGAGCTGGTGGACTTCGCCGGTGGCATCGCCGTGAACTCCCTGGGCCACTGCCACCCGGCGCTGGTGGGCGCGCTGGCCGAGCAGGCCAACAGGATCTGGCACGTATCCAACGTGTTCACCAACGAGCCGGCCCTGCGCCTGGCGCAGAAGCTGATCGGCGCCACCTTCGCCGAGCGGGTGTTCTTCGCCAACTCCGGCGCCGAGGCCAACGAGGCCGCGCTCAAGCTGGCGCGCCGTTACGCCCACGACGTCTACGGCCCGCAGAAGTACGAGATCATCTCGATGGTCAACAGCTTCCACGGCCGCACCCTGTTCACCGTCAACGTCGGCGGCCAGGCCAAGTATTCCGACGGCTTCGGGCCGAAGGTCGAAGGCATCACCCACATCCCGTTCAACGACCTGGACGCGCTCAAGGCCGCCATCTCGGACAAGACCTGCGCGGTCATCATCGAGCCGGTGCAGGGCGAGAGCGGCGTGCTGCCGGCCGACAAGGCCTACCTGGAAGGCGTGCGCAAGCTGTGCGACGACAACGGCGCGCTGCTGATCTTCGACGAAGTGCAGAGCGGTTTCGGCCGTACCGGCTACCTTTACGCCTACCAGCACTACGGCGTGGTCCCGGACATCCTCTCCAGTGCCAAGAGCCTGGGCGGCGGCTTCCCCATCGGCGCCATGCTGACCACCGCGAAGATCGCCGAACACCTGGTCGTCGGCACCCACGGCACCACCTACGGCGGCAACCCGCTGGCCTGCGCGGTGTCCGGCGCGGCCTTCGATGTGATCAATACGCCCGAGGTGCTCGAAGGCGTGCGCGCCAAGCACGAGCGCTTCAAGGCGCGCCTGGAGAAGCTCGGCCAGGAATACGGCATCTTCACCCAGGTCCGCGGCCTCGGCCTGTTGATCGGCGCGGTGCTGGCCGATGCCTGGAAGGGCAAGGCCAAGGACGTGTTCAACGCCGCCGAGAAGGAAGGCCTGATGATCCTGCAGGCCGGTCCGGACGTGGTGCGCTTCGCGCCCAGCCTGGTGATCGACGACGCCGACATCGACGAAGGCCTGGATCGCCTGGAGCGCGCGGTGGCCAAGCTCACCCGCGGCTGA